GATCTATTGGCGAAAATGGTAGGATTTGAACCTACGGACCCTCTCGGGTCAACGGTTTTCAGGACCGCCGCCTTAAGCCACTCGGCCACATTTTCATATAACTGAGGTAGCTGGACTTGAACCAACGATCCGAGAGTCAAAGTCTCGTGCCTTACCGACTTGGCCATACCTCATTATGGGGCTTACGCCCCTTCAATCTTATAGATTGAATAGAAAAGGATTGAAGATGTCAAAAAGACTAGGGATGTCTTTTGTAGTTAGAGAAGTATGATAAGAACCATATTTCTTAACAAACGCTTCAAGCTTTGTCTTATACGCATTCTGCGCAGCAACCATAGCCTTATACGCTTCATCTACTTCCGCGGCCATCATTTTGCGTTCCGCGGCTTCCTTTTCCTTCTGTGCTTTGGCCTCTGCGGCCTTACGCTCTGCGAGAATCTTCTCGCGATTTTCGGCTTCCTTTGCTTCAAACTCAGCCTTTTCACATTCCGCCTGACTATCATAAAGACGGTTTAACTTTTCACTATAAAACTTCATATAAGTTCCTCTCCTTATAATTCCACAGTTCCTATCCTGTGTTTTATTTGTGAAAGAGGAGACTTTATTTTCTCCCCTTTCACTATAAATATTATATCATAAAAATCCAAAAAAGTCAAATATTAAGGTACTTCTTTCCATCCAGCAGGATAACCGGCGGGAGACCATATATTATTATCAATTACAGATTCATATACTTTTCCTTCAAATCTAACTTTATCGCCAATTTTATAGCCGTTAGTTGATTCTGGTTGCTCCCAATTATAAATGGTATTTTCATCCGGAATTAATACTTTTGCCCATAAGCTGGTCGCGGCCACTGGGGTCCACGCCTCTTGTGGTATATGGGCCTATAAGCATTTATATAAAACATTGTCATATCTTACGCGTTCATCTACTTTATATCCATCTGCTTTATCCGCCGTCCAATTAGGAAATAAGTTTGGTGCTTCTAATGCATCTGCGTCATCAAGAGAAAGCGCGGCTTTCTCTATGTAGGGGCGTAATTTACGCGCTAATTCAAGTAATGTCATATATTACTCCACCCCCAATAGAACTTTTGCCGCGGCTAGTTCTTCTTCAAGCTGTTGAGACTTTTCAAAAAGTAACATTATGTATTCATCCTTAGTGTATTCAACATAATCATATTCATATCCGCTTTCTTCTTTATCTTCAACAGTAGTGGTATAGGGTGTAATATTAGATGCTATAAATACTTTATCTTCTTTAATTTCTGTTGATTGAGGCTGATTCAAGCTCTATACTTTGCCATAGTTAATCATAATTATCAACCTCCCACTTTGTTGCGCCATAGGGCATAGTTAGTGTCATGGACACTATCTTTAAGTGGCATATAAACAAGACGTGCGCCAAATGTAGACGCGGCATAATCCATATCGCGGTCGCAAGCATAGAAGAACATGCCATTGCGTTGTGTGAACAGCCAGTCGCCGCCAAACGCCATAGATTGAATCTTATTGACATTTTTTGTTATCCAAATATAGTCACTTATCGGCGTAGCGCTATTTGCATTTGATGCTTCGGCTGGAATAAATAACCAATCATATTTTTCATCGCCATAGCCCATACCAGAAATCCAATCGCTTGTATTTGGTAAGCTAATACCAACACTTTCATAGTCGGCAGTAATAGAATCAGAGTAATTATAATTTTTACAAATATATGGAACGCCGCCCTACACATTGCCGTCACCAAAGATATTGACATCACCGATGAACTTCCAAATATTACCGAATGGATTTTCTTCGCCACGGTAAGAAATGGAACGTTTACCTGCTTCTCCATATGTGTTTGTTGTGCCGTTGACAAGATTACTACTACGTGTTGCCGCGCCAGAACTATTGCCTAACTCTGCGGTAGAACCAGTAATGCACGCGCGATTTACGGTATATGAGTTTTCAAGATAACTAACGCCGTTCTCGATTGCGTTTTGTATATTAAAGGTGCCATATTCTACGAGAGCCAACATTTGGTCTACACTACATGCTTTAATGCTGGTGATATGCCATCTGTCCCCGCGGTTTTGCGCTAATTTTTCTGCGTTTGCGATTGTTAAATTATTTTTTTCACCGCTTAGTGGTTTAGCTCCGGCGATAGAAGATAACTTATCGGCCGCGAAATCAATGCCAGCCGCATCATCTTTAATATAACTTCCTGCGGAAGTGTCGTAAGCGCATCCTTCATAAGCAGAAATAAGTATATATTCAAGCTCATTGCCATTTTCATCTATAAACGCGGGATGTAGTTTGAAGCCTGATTGTTTGGTCGCGGAAATAATTAAAGATTCTTTACGAATAATTTTACCGACAGTAGAATTGGTAGTATTAATTGGAATGCGCTGATAATAGAACTTAGGTTGATACACCATAACTTGTCCATTACTACCATCTTCTTTATAATTAGCATCACCATAAAATGCGGTTATTACACCGTTATCATTTACATTGCAACGTCTGCGGCCATTATACATGATATAATCATTGAAATCTGTATTCGCGGTCGCTTCCTGTGTGCGGCCAATGTTTTTATTTTCATAGTCTATTGAAGTACCAACAGCATTTTTCGCTTGGTATACGCCTGCGCGAATTAGTGCTTCAATTATAGCCTGTTCCGTTGTATCACCAGCAGTGATATTGCCATCAGGGCCAACAATAACCACTTGGCCCGCGTTGTCATCACCAAGGTTAGTGTTTCCACTACCGCCGCCAGAAGTACGGATTTGACTTTCTAAATTAGATTTAACATCAGAGACGTAATTTTTAATCGCCTTCTGTGTCATAGAGCCGTCCTCATTATCGCCATAGGTTGTATAATTCTTTTCTACAACATAGGTTGTGGTAGCGCCGTTTTTGGTTACGTTTGCTTGCTTAATTTTTGCCGCGGCCATATTATTATCGGTAAAAGTAATGGTGCCACCGGCGTTTTCAATTTGATTTTCTAATGCGGTTGTTCTTGTTTGTAAATCCGCAATATCGTCAGTTGCTGTGCCCATGGCCTATTCTACGCGGTCGTCTACTAATGTGGCTGCCGCGGCTTCAAGGTCTGCTTTCATTTCATCAAACTCTGCGGCTGCTGCCGTTGCTTTGGCAGACGCCTCATTTGCGGCGGTATTCGCGGCCTCTGTATCGGCTTGAATATCGCTTAGTGTATCTACAATATTATTAGCATCTGCCATTGCCTACTGGGCTTGACGAGTTAAAGTCGCGGTTTCACCCGTAAATGACTTTGCGCGCGCGAGAATAATATCAACTATATCCATACTATTCCCTCCTTACGCTTGAACCCAAGTCTTATCAGATTTTGCAAGATAAAAGTTTAAGGCTCCACCTGCGGATTCATCAGCAAGAACCACACAGACAGAACCAAGATTAATTTCATTTGGGTCTATATCCGCCATGTCGGCTTTGGTATCACAGAAATGTTCGTAAGTAATTACATTATCTATATTACCACGTTTTGTCATTTTATGCGCCATAATATCACCCCTTAAAAAGAGGAGAAGGATTATTCTCCTTCTCCTTCACTATTTTCTGGCGCAGCCACGGCAACCTGTCCAAGACTAACGCTTGTGTTCTGTCCACCATTATAAATGTTAGTGTTATAATTTAGTACATATACATTTTTATCTGCTAGGTTTAGATTAAGTAGTGTTTCTCCCGCGTCATCACGAATACGTAGGCTAGTAATTGGGGTGTTCTCAAAAGCCATAATGTTAGCAATTGAATCTGCACGAGTTACAAAAGTAATACTGGTACTATGGGTGGAATAGTTAGTAATGCTTAATACGGTAGATTGATTATAGTTATCAATATCAATACCATGCACGAAATCTTCATTTAGAACTAATTTTAACATAATATTACCTCCTCGGACTATTGTCCTATTTATATGTATGTATATAATAAAATAAATTGAATATTTTAATTATTTTACTTTAATCCAAATACGTCCATCAACTTTGACTGGTTTTTCGCCCCACTCTTCATATTGTGGTATCTCACTAACAATGCCAACAATCGCATCTGGGTATTCTTTTATTTCTTCTCGCGTCATTATATCTACTGTACCATTTGGTGCAGAACATACTGCCATACCGGCGTGGTATTCATAACGATTACGATATGGATAAACAAGTACCCTACCAGAAACCGCGAGCGGAGTTTTACACTCATCATTTTCGCCAATAGCAAATCCGAAGGTATCTGATACTACTTGTGCGCCAGGCATTAAGCGCTGTTCTGTTTGTATAACTAGACCATTATCCAAATCTATTACAACGTGGCCGGGGGTTATTTTATATGCTTGTTTACGATATTCGGCATAGTCGTTCCATACGGCGCCGAATAATCTTAATTGCGTTCTTGCATCGCCAGCAGAGTCACGATAAATTACCCACTTGCCGTCTGATGTAAATGTAGAGTCTGTGGGCGCATATCCAGTAGACCAGATACCATGGTTTTGATGGCCGCTGCCGACAGTAAGACCAACAGTTAAGTTATTGTTGCCAGTATCTACAACATGAATGCCTGCGTCCGCGGCCATTTTTATATTCACAAGGCCAGTAACATCTCCACCAGTTAGGGGGAGATAATTATGTGTATGCGCTCCGATAAATGCAGAGGCAATTACACCACCTTGCCATGTGCCAGAAGTAATAGTGCCAACGGATGTTATGCTAGTTGTATCTGTCCAAGCTGGCGCACCAGTACCGTTACTCATTAAAATCTATCCATTTGTACCGACAGTAGTTGGGGCATAAAAACTTGGTGTAGTAGTTGGTGTACCATTTAATGTAACTTCACTGCCCTCACCCCATATTGGTACATTATTAGTACCCATTTTGAGAAATTTACCTGCTGTTCCTTTGGCTAAACGCGCGGGAGTATTCGCGGCGGACCAATAAATTATATCTCCAACCGCGCCGGTAGCATTATTTAGATAAGTATTATTGCTTACATTACTTAAAGCATTATAAGGCTAAATTGCGCCATTTTTATACTAATATATAGACCTACCAGTAGCATCAAATGTAAAAGCATTATTACTAGAATAGCAACGTCCAATATAATAATAAGCGTATCCATCATCTGCTGCCGTTATATCAGATACATATGGGCTGCCGCCAGTAATTGGAGTAAATAAATGCCCAGAAATTGTACCTTTTATATAAACATTTTTATAGGTAGTTAATGTAATATTAGCGTTACTTGAATTTTTTATGTTAATCGCATAATGATGTATAAAATTATTTGATCCAGTGCTATTAGCAGCAATATTACTGCCAGCCCACAAAACAGCATAACGGATATCAAAAGCGACTCCACTATCAATATTACTATAACCACTGTCTGTACCGCCAATAATATGCCAACTAGTAATGGCGTTCGCGGCTTTTAGAGTATACTGACGTAAGTTCCATTCATTAAAGCCGCTATCGTAATAGTTAATTACACGCCAACATCCACCAGAAATATTAGAACGCGCCGTAGACCCACCAGTTGCTGGGAACATACTGTTTATAGTTCCGTCAGCATCATATGCTAATGTTAAAATAGTATTAGCACCATATTGTCCAGTTAAACGAGTGGCGCCACCAAGAATACCTATTGGTTTATATGTTGTACCATTATCAGTAGAAATATAAGTACCATAATCGTGACTAGCAACTGGGACCTTAATAGTGATAATATCGCCATCTGCTGGTGTAGCAATGCCTAAATTAAATACCCAACGCGCGCCAGTATATCCATTGGTTGCATTTCCTCCCGCAGCTGCGGAAGATGCAGCAGTAAATATACTACCGCGCTGAAATACACCTGAATTTATATACTAATAATATGCTTTTTCTGTTAATGTTGCTGCACTAGGAGTATCAATGAACGCTATTTTACCGGTAAATGCACTATCGCCATTTACTAATAATTTATGCGTAGACTGAGTAACATTTGAATTCAACTAGAACATGCCATTTATATTAAATCTGCCTTTTTCATGACTAGTATTGGCGCCGCCAGATGTGAATATAATGCTTGCATTTGTAGGCTTATTAATATATAAAGTATTACCAGAAGATAAATATAAAAGACCAGTGCCACTATTTGCCGCAGTATCAATTGCAATATCTGCTGCACCGCCGGGAGAATTAATAAATAAGGTTTTCCCGCTAGTATTAGCCTAAACTGTAACTGATGCATCTGTCGCACCTGTAACTTTTAAGCCGCGGGATTCCATAGCATTTGTGCCATTACCAACAATAACACAATTAGAAGTAAAAGTTGTCGCGCCCGTACCGCCGTGTCCTACCTGAACAGTAGAACCATTCCATGTGCCGCTTGTAATTGTACCAACAGAAGTAATGCTTGATAAGTTCTTGGTTGTTATAATTGAATAAGTTTTATTTGCCGTTAAATCTTTAGTAACTGTTGGCATACTGTATGTTTCATGATATGCTGTCGGCGTATTAGAAGCAGTTGAAGTTGGACTAAATTGTCTCCAATATAATGTGCCACCAGTTATGTTTGTTGCATCGCCGCTGTCAAAATATAATTCTGCTACCTATTTTGAAGCACCAGGATGAAAAATATACCAATCTAATGTCCATCTTGTAGTATTATAAGAACGTAAATATCCTTCATCAGATAAAGTTATTTTCCCGCCACCCTATATTTGTCCAGCAGTACCATCAAATCTAACTATCGAATTATCAGTAGAAGTAATTGCTTTAACAAAATATGAATCCGCATGTGTACCGCTTGCACCAACACCAATTGCTGCGCGCGTATCCGCCGCGGATTTTGTTATTAAATTCTTATTAGCATCTGTAAATACAGATAAAGACGCAGTTGCGTCTGCCAAATTTATTTTATTTGAATAGAGCGTATCGGTAACACGCATACTACCCTATACTAAACTATCTTTTAATATTGCCATGTTATTTCCTCCTTAACGCTCTATAAACTAATTCGCGGTCCACATACCTGCTTTAATATTTTTAACATGTAAGTTTACCTAATCTAAATTATCTATTCTTAAATAAACATCCTCATAACCAGTAGTAATAACTGTTGTCCAACCAGGAATGCCACCCGCATGATTAGCCCAAGCGCCTACTGCACCCCACCAGTTACCATTTGTTCCATTATTAGTAGCAAGATAAGTACTGCTGCCAATATGATATAATCCGCCCCATCCATAAGCGGCATAGCCATTTCCAGTTACTTTTGTAACACTTGCCGCCGCGACATCAGCATACGCCGCGGTCATTGGATTTTTTGTTTGAATCCAACGATATTTTGTTTCTGTGCCACCAGTCGCGGGCATAGATTTTACCATTAATTCCCATTTATTTATTTTATTACATAGACTTATATTAAACCATCTATCTACATCTTTATATACGGAAGTTGTGAATGTATCAGAACTTGCAAATAGTTTTGTATCACAATTTGCGTGATGGAATATTCGTATCCAACAACTTCCATCTGGTTCAATATATAATTGCTTATCATAAAGTAAGTTGAATAAATTATTTATTTCATTGAAATTAGAATTACATAAAACACCAGTTTTATGTAATTTATTTTCATCTTTTTGATGAAGTTCGTATGTATGAATGTTATGAGATTTATCTATTTTCATACCAACATTATACAACTATTTTATGTCTGTGTCAAGTAATTGAGTGACATAAACTCTAAAATCACTGTAACTACCTAATGTTTTTCGCCATACTCCGCCTGCTTTTGAAAAACCAATATATAATTGTGAAAAAGAAGCTAAAGCTTTATTGGTTCCAACAGTGACGTTGGTTTTTAATACACCATCCTAATAAGCGCGCGCAGTTGTGCCATCATATGTTACTGCATAATGATGCCATTCGTTTTTGGTATAAGTAAAACTTAATCGCTTTACGCCAGAACCATCACTAGGATAAATATCAAAACCACTATCACGATGATGGAAGGCAGTAATATTATAATCCGTAGGCGCGCTTGTATTGTTTGAAGTACAGAATGCCGCATGACTTGTACTATCACCATATCCACTTTCTGGTTTTGCCCACCAAGTAAATGATAATTGTAAGGGAGTTGTTAATGTTAATGGTGTTTGAATATAACATAAACCAGTATTATTATTCGTGGTTGGATCTGAACAATTCCATTTGGTTGCTGCGGAATATCTCTATGATTCAGAAACAAGCATTAAATCACCAGTAATCATACCATTATGATTGTAGCCGCTGCTATCTTGTATTTTAGTAGATGAAAACAAAATATCAGAACATAATTGCTTATCATTTTCACAACAAGCAAATGAGAAATAAACCGTATATCCTGGGCATATATAGAAGCCTATTAAATCATTGTTTCCATCCTAGTGAACACTATCTACTTGACATAAATAAAATCCATCGCCTAATGACATTACACGTGTCCATTTACTATCAGGCGCGCCACCATCGCGATTGTTCCAGGCTGGAAATAAAATAGATTCAGTTATTGGCTAGCTATTCTATTCTTTTACTATACACTATAAACTACGATAGCCACACTCAAACGCGGGTGATTGATATACAAGATATTCACCAGTTGCGTTCGCAGCATTAGTTACAAAATGATTTCTCTCTTTATCTTTATAATACATATATTGTTTATTAGCATTAATTCCCTATGAACCTGCCGCGCCAGTACGCCCCCAATGATTCCATCCACCGCCTGCGCTGTTGCTATCAAAATATGGGGTCCCATAGGCATTGGTAACAATTGTTGGAATATTATCTAACTTATAATGCAACACCAATCCCTATGCAATCTCTTTAACTTCCGCCGCGGAGAGACAATGGTCGTAGATGCGGACGTCATTTAATTTTTTTCCACCATCACCCGTTTGGCTAGTGCCTGCTGCATTACTAGATCGACAATTTATACCTAAATTATTCATACCAGTTTTTGCTGTAGTAGAAACAGTTTGTTTCTTTTTTTGCTCTCCATTTATATACAAGGCATATTCATTACCATTATAAGTTGCGGCGACATGATACCAAGTATTCGTTGCAAAAGTATAATTAAAGGTTAAACCGCCAGAACCTGCATTTACTGCAAAGTTTAATGTAGCACCATTTATAATACTAAAATAAAATTGGCAATTATCAGAAGCAGAGGTATTTTTACATAAGATAATATCATTATACTATGACCAACTAGCAGATTTTACCCAGGCGCATAATGACCATTCATTAGATAAAAAATCATTTTCTAAATGGTAAACACCCTATCCAGAATAACATTTTCCAAGTTTGCCATCTGTTTGTTGTGTCAATGTATTATAACTAAATGTATTTAAGGAGCTAATACCCTAATTATTTGTATTTTCAATAAGTGGAAGCCAAATTCTTAAACTCATCTCTTCTTCCTCCTCTTCTCCTTTTCTAATCGGTGCTATTCCTATTGCTCTAATTCCTTAATTTCCGCAATACGAAAATGGAATATATTATTTTGGAAGAAGCAACTTTGCATTGTATAATCTATGTATATATCAATAAGTTGGCCATCCTCATCAAGAAGGATGGCCAACTATAAATTAGCATCAGTAAGAAGATGATTTAATGCGTTTTCTGTCCGTATTTCAAATGTTGAAGGGTTGATGCGTTGAAGTCCTTCTATTAACGTACCATTTGCTAGTTGTAGATTGTACATTAAATCGCCTCCTTATTATATGAAGATGAAGTCAAGGGAATCGTCGGTTGAATTATATTCTAATTTAACTTTCTTTCCAACTACATAATTTTTAGAATATGTTTCTTTCCATTCGTAAGTTGAAGTACCTAAACTTGTTTCCGCGTCATTAAAGCTATTAACCGATTTATTTTCAACCATAACAGCAATATTCGTACCGGCCGCGCCACCAACAGATACCGCTAATGCGGAACCCGTTGGTACATTAATATAATTAGGAGCAGTATGGCCGCCAGTACGACTAAAATCTATATGAGAAGTCGCACCAGTATTAGTCAATGTAATAGTTGCGGCACTAATTGTACCATTTACCGTAGTTGCGTCATTAATATGTGTTTTGCCACTAATCGCTAACACATATCCACTTTTTGTTGTGGCACTACCTATGGCAATTCTATCATTAGTAGCATCATAGTATGTAATCCATCTACCATGTGCTTGACAGTATAAACCATTATGTTGAGCCGCGCCCATAACATTCATACAAGAAGTAGAATTACCAACTAAGAAGCCATAATATCCGCCTTTCGCGGTTGTAAGTTTAAGGTTTGTATATGTGCTTATATCATTTGTTGCTAAACCGCCATCGAGTTTAACGGCTGATGTGGCTGAACCACCCGCACTACTTGAACCGGCATAATTGTGCGTATGAGTACTGGTTGCCGCGCCAATATCCGCGGCAGTGGGCTTTGCCATAGCCTTAATCTTAACAGCAGAGCCATTTATAGTAAGTACAGTTGCGTCTGCTCCCCATGATAGAGTGGGGACAGTAGACGGAATTGTTGTATTAGCAGTATCTAATATAACTCTAATTGTTCCCCAATCACTAGCATCACCCAATGGAGTACGCCATCTTAAACTATCATTGCGCTAATTCCAAATTTGCCAAGCGCGATAATAACCATTACCACCGCCTACATTTAATAAAGTTCCAGTAGTCATGCCATCTATTGGGTCTGTTATTGAATTTGCTACATATATACGAGTTGCTGATATATCACCAATATCACTCATTTTACTAATATTGGTATAAGTTAATTTTGTAGCCGTTGCTGCATTACCAGTATACTATGTAGAACTTATATATGAAGTAGTTCCACTACCTAAATAAACTGTTTTAGCCTATAAATCCGCCGTGCCCGTGGAACCGCCAAAAATAAATTTAGTCGGTATTGCACGACTGTCTTTGGCGCGATAGCCAAAATACATCGTTGTACTAGTATTGGTGCCACCAAAATTTATTTCATTATTATTTTCTGGATATAACCAAAGTCCAGTAACACCAGATTTGGTTGCACTGCCCGCGCTCGTCGCGGTTGTAGCAGTTAAGGCATTACCGTTTAATGTAACATCGCCTGCTGTATCACTATATACAATCCACTTACCTTTTGTAACATCATATACGCCGCCACTACCGGTTGCGCCACCAACCATTAAGCCTATTTTCTTTGCTTTTGATGTATCGCTATTTGGGTTGGTATGATTTACATATATACCAAAATTGGCGCCACCGTTTGCTTTTGTTAATGTTGCTTCATCACTAAAAGTACTTGTACCGCCAACAGCTAAATTTTTATGTATTTCAACTGTGCCATAAGTATGGCCATATGTTACAACATTAAAATAATTAACCGCCTTGCCAGACGCGCCGTCCCAATTATTCTATAAATATAAATTACCGCCACTATTAACCCATTGCCAACTAGATAAACCATTACGTATTAAACCTAATGTCGCCGCATTAGTTCCAGTAGATTTTACTTGTAAAACAGGAGTCGCGGCGGAAATGGTTGTGTTGCCATTTAAAGTAGAAGTACCATTAACAGTTAAATTTTTACCACTAATAATATCTCCAGTGGTTTCAAACCAAGCGCCAGCACTATTTCCATCAGTTCCAAATAATTTTAATCCATACGGTGCTCTATAACTATCGTTCGGAGTATAAGCTAAAATTACTGGCTAACTATTATGATTAGTAGTACTACTATCATAACTGAAAATAATGCGTGCGCCCGCGCTATCAGAGGGGGCACTTGATGGGCCACTTAATTGTAAGTAACCACTGTGTATACCGCCCCAACGAGTGTTAATTGTACCAATGGTATTAGTTAAATCAGCAGATGATACTAAATTGGTTGAGTAAATGCCATAAGAAGAGTAGTTCTCGTTATCTAATAATGTTCTCCAACTGTCCCAAGTACCCGCGGCAGATGACCCACGCCATTGCATTGAATTACCAGAGGAATCTGGTATATATAACTAAGAATCCCAAGCCGCACTTGTATCCCAATGGAAATGTAGTATATTACCATCTCCCATTGGTTTTCCAGTTGCATTAGTTTTACTAGTTACTTTAAAATGGGTTACGCCACCATTGATGACATGAGCAATATTTGCAGTATCGGGTCTATCGGCTGAAGACTATCCAATACCATAATTTCCATATAAATTCGCTAATACTTTAGATGAGGTTGCTGTTGTAGCATTACCGCTTAATTCTCCATAGAAGGTAGACGCATAAACCGGATAATAATTAGTTAAAGTAGAATCATAAAATCTAAAAGCAGCATCATATAAAACCAACTAACCCCAATAATGGCTACCCCAATGAAAGCCAAGGCGTGGCGCATTAGCAACAATATGTTCAATATCCGCGCCACCGCGCGTTGCTTCCCGTATTTCTATAGTGGCTGCATTAGCATTCTTAGACGGGTTCGCGCCATTACAAACACTTAGGTGGCCAGTTAAAGTTCCGCCGGACAATGATAAATAAGTGCCACTAATATCTGGTATATCACTTGCAACAAGAGAATCTTTATATGCTAAATTTTTTAGAGCTGTTCCAGCGGTAATAGTGCCATCTGCCGCCATATAGACAGGTTGTTTTTGACCGCCAATTGCTGTAGCACTCTGTGTAGCGTGTGCAATAGTTTGCCATTCGCCCCATACTCCACTTCCAGAAGTACGATACCATAATCTATTGTCATTATCTGTTTTATTACCTATCTAAAAACCATAATCGGCCTTAGTATTACCAGTAGCTTTACGATAAGGTACATTTAATATAGTATAATAATTATTACCGGTTGGGCTGCTACTATCTCCAGTATTCTAAGCTACATATACGCCAAAATCATATAGTTCTGTACTTTTTTTACTAACTTTTTGCCATAAAGCCTATCCCGCAGTTACTCGCCCATTCGCGGCTACATATACTGGCTAAATATCACTACCAACAGTAGAAGTACTTCCGACATGGGTAGCATATTGATCGCCTGCATAATTGGGAAGCCAAAAATTATAACTTGCACTTCCTCGTAAATTTGAAACCACCTAAGTAAAGGCAGTATCATTGCCATAAAATCTAATAAGACCTCGTGCATTATGCGCGCCACCAGCTGTATTTTTAGGAACATTTGCAATATTATTACCTAATTCTAATATAACATTACCTAAAGTACCAGCAGTACCGTCATTAGCACCAGAGCTAGATTCCGCCGTGCTCGCAGTACCAATAGTATTAATAAACCATCTACTATACTAGGTATCGCCTCCACGTAAATAATAACCACGTTGAGCAGTTGTATTAGAAAGTCCAATACCACCGGGTTCGATATAAGTACCAGTTTCATTTGAATTATATGCCGTATAAGTTGTTGGACCAATATATAAATGTGCTGAATAGTATCCATTAGCCCAACGACTATCAGAAATTCCAACAGAGCCCTATGCATTTACTTTTGGATAAATTTGTGCGTAATAAGGACTTATAATTACGCCATCGTAATTATTACTATCTGCTTTTCTGGTATGCCTAAAAATAATAGTTTCATTGCTATCATCAGTAGTTTGTAATACTAAATGTCCGCTATTTGAGGCACGCTAACTATAATAAATACTTGCTCCATCATTATCTCCACTCCATGATAATCCCGCGGAATTGGCCGGATAAGATGTAGAAGTAACTTGAGCAAATTTAATTGTGCCATCGTCCTATAAAACAGTAGAACTATTCTAAATAATTCTCCCACTTGTCCCGTTCCAACGTACAATTGCATTATCGGTTGAAGAAGTCGGAGTCGCTCCAATAACCGCCCCATCTTCATTAGTTTCAACTGATGTCCAATCCGCATCCGCGGCGGCAGTACCATCTTTTACGCATATAATTAAAGTACCAACTTCGCAGTATTTTCCTGCCCATGTATCGGCAGTGATAACACGATAAGTATCACCAGCATTATGAGATGCTGGAAGCGCAGTAACCGTACCATCGGTACCAAGTGTGCCTTTAAATGTCATTGCATTTGCATAGGCCAATGTATTATTTACGAACTCTGTTGTTGCAATTTGTGTGGTGCTTGTTCCATTCGCGGCGGTAGGCGCGGTTGGCGTGCCACTAAATGCGGGAGAAACAAGTTTTGCATAATCCGCCGCGGTTTCCTTGGCCATTGTACCGAAGGCGCCACCTTTATAATATGCTAAATTACTATATGTGCCATTAAATGCTCCATTCCAATAAGCAAGCGTATTAACATCTATCAAACGTAAATTATCTGCATGAGTATTCCCGGCAGTGTTCCATCCTAATGCGCCCGCGCTTGTATTATCTAAAATTGCACGTAGTGTAGTATCGCCTGTTGTACCATTACTTATTAATACCTAACCAGCTGTAATAGATGATGGACGAGCCCAAGCATAGGACTTATAATTATCTTCTGTTAAAATATGATGATTTAAATAATTTGGTGATGAAGGAATAGTTAAATCTGTTGTAATCGTTGGTAGCGCTCCGTGGTCCATAACAATAAATAATGCCTGTACACTATTAGCGTGCTAATTACAAAAGACAATAGCCTCTTCATCGTCTGGTATATAATATTTTACCTAAGGGCTGTCAGCTAATTCAAAAACTGTAATACGAACATCTGACTGTCCATAACCACTTATTTTATAATATGCTCTAGCATGGCTATTTGATGTAGTTACTCCAACGGTACACTGAAATTCACCAGTAAAAGTTAATTTTGTTGCTTTACCTTTAGTAATTGTCGTAGAAGTTTTTAATGGATATAAAGTATTATGGTCATGCTCCGCGGGAGTAAATGATGTTGGTACTCCAGTTAAATCAGTATAAGCAACCTATACCCAATCACCGGTATCTTTTAAAAACTTCTTAGCTGTTGTGCTAACTGTTCCTAATGCAGATTTAACAGTAGCAGTAGTTACATGCGTGCCATGACTTGCAGCAGCGGCACCAAAATCTGAATAAGTTAAATCTTTTTCTAAATCACTTAATTTTGTTGGAATATCAGATATAAGTGCTAAATTTCCTGTACTACTAGGTAAAGTAATTGTAACATTGGCACTAGTAGCTGAATTAGCTTCTAATAAAGTCTTTGTCTAAGTCGTTCCCGCAGCAGCTGTATTATAAAAATTAACACTACCTTTAGTCGCCGCGGCGGAACTAGTTGCTGCAGTACCGATATTTTTCCCTGCATCCCAATTGGTTATATGAGAATTATTACCATAATAATTATTAATATAAGCACGATACCAATACAGGCTACCACTACCAATTTGATTCCAATTATTTAAATTTGGAAATAAGCCCATATTATCATCTTTAGTACCAATTTTAATTTGTGAAACCGTTAATGTTCCAGTACTAGGATTAAAAGTAAATGGTTTTGTTTTTGTAACATCAGTATTAGTATTGTTACTATATTTAACTCCTGATGTTTCATTTGCGCCATCTGTATTTTTTAAAATTATAGGAAAATTTTTATCATCTGCGCTACCAATTTGTGATACTTTTTCATCTATATTCGTAGTATAACTAGGTACAGCCCATGTCCCATCTTCTCGTAAAAATTTTGTTGAAGTAGTCTGTGTGCTAATTGCACTTGAAATGATTGCCCCTGCTTGTACTGTACCACTTGAAGTTACAACTAAATTATTTCCAGTTCCAATTTTACCACTAGTTGTAATATTACCATAATTGCTTTGAGTATTGGTATCTAAATCACCAATCAATTGCCAGTTAGTCCCATCATATACAAAATTATATATATGATTCGCGGCTAAAGTTCCTATGGAGGGTAAATTTCCTCCGCGATATTTAATAGATTTGGCTGTTGTAGTATCCGTTCCAATCTATAATTTTAAATCGCCAACCGCGGCAGTATTTGTAACAGTAAATTTTACCGCAACCTATACTCCTACGACTAAATTAAAATTATTTATCGCCGCGGTCTGCTTAGTGGCAGTTGCCGCGGCTGTATCACATTTCGCATATAAGGTAGGCTCAATTAAGTGCGTAGCGCTGCCTACCTTTATTCTATCTATATAACTCACTTAATTCACCCACCTATTAGGTATTATCTTCACTAACACCAGTACTAACCTAAGTAGTACTATATTTAATTGATTTAATATATAAAATACCACTATCGACATATCCAATCTATTCTGCACTATTCGCACTTACTGTAGTTGTCTAATCACTACCATTATTATATGTTAATGATAACCCAGTAAAAGCATTGGCTGTACCGGTGGTTTTATATTTTTTACTTTTAATAGTAATTGTTTTACTACCATTTGCAGTAATAGTCGTTCCACCGCTCCCAGTTAATGTAATAGTAGATTGCTTAGTCGTATCATTATAGAAATGAATATAAGTAGAACCACTAGTTACTGCTGCATCACTAGTTGCTCCCGCGGCAGTAGCGTTTACATATAAAAAAGAAGAAGAAGTATTGCGTGTCCAAGAAGGTATTAATGAACCGCCACTATTTGTTAATGTTAAAACATATCCTGCACTAGCGCCAGTAGTTGCTAATGAACTATATGCATCATTAGCACTACCATATAATATACTACCAACTGTTGGAGTTGCAATAGTATATCCTGTTGTATTTACTGCGCCAGAATTAGTTGCTACTAATAGCTGACCAGCAGTATAATTACTACCAACAAATAACGCACCATCAATATTGTTCTACGCGACAGTCCAATCGCCATCCGCATCAACAGTACCATCAGTAACACAAATAATTAAATCGCCAATTTCGCAGTTTTGTCCAGCATAAGTACCAGCAGTAACAACACGATAAGTATCACCTGCGGCGTGTGTCGCGGGTAATGTCTGTACTGTGCCACCACTTCCAATCGTGCCCTTAAATTGCATCGCATTATTCGCGGCCAATTTACTATTAATTGCCGCCGCGACGAACGCCGTAGTAGCAATACTAGTAGAACTATCTGTTGCGTCTGCTACTGTTGGCGCAGTTGGTTTTCCAGTGAAATCAGGAGAAACTAAACGTGCAATTGTTTTAGGAATATCCGCATCAACTAGTTCGCGGAAGTCTGGTGCCGCAGCCGCACCTGTGGCTGGACCAGCAAGCACCAAATTAGCATTCTTTGCTGCGTATGGATTCTATGTATCACCATATCCTGCCGCGAGAGAAATAGTAGTTTTTAATACTCCCGTCTATTCCGTGCTATCGCTTGATACAACTGGACTAGTTGCTTGTACTCTAACGCTAGTAACTGTACCGGGTTTACCCGCAAATGTAATCTGTCCATTGGCATCCGCAGTGATTTCAATATTAGTACCAACTAACTTATGCGCGTTAAGTACTGCATCGTCTTCAATTAAGTTTAAATAAGTATTCCCATTTGTCGCGGCCGCATTTGCCAACGCGGTTGCAGTTGCCGCGGTAACTAATCTATATTTAGTATCTGGTGGCGCGGTCCAATTTCCAGTATTATCTAAAAAAGTACCGTTAGTTGTATCGCTAATTGTCGCGCCAGGAACAATTAAACCAGTATTATCTGTAATTACTAATCTATTTGCATATGGTGTATTAGTATTATCAACTAATTGACCAGTACTATTGATATTGCCAAGCTTTAAATTACTTAACTAATCAACGCTAATCGTAATTTTGCTCGCATCAATTTGCGCGCTATTGATAATCCAAGTTTGCGTCACCGGCTCATAAGTAAAACTCATCATTGAGCCTGCGCTCCAACGCACAGAACCATTTGGGTTGGATACCGTATGCGCCAATGTAGTGCCGACCGCCAATGTTATATTATCCACGCTATTCGCGGTCGCGCAATATACGTGAATAGTAACGCCATCTGGTAATGTAGTAAAGCCGGGCAATGTTACTGCTTTTGCCGGTGTTGTTTCCGGAGTATTACATGTACCAAATAGTGTAGAGCCTATGGCATGACTATTGCTACCAATATTAACTTGGCCAATAAAGCTTCCTATTGCCATTTTTAACTCACCTCACTTATATCTGTGACCACGTTTAAAGTACCCAAATCAAGCGTTGGCGCGGTTCCATTATTAATTACTAACGAATTGGTTTCAACCAACGCCGTGGTCATTGTTCCTGGGTTCCAACTATTTATAGTTGAAATCTATGTTTTTTCTGCTGTATATCTAAAATGTGATAATTGTGTATATCCACTATTTGGTTTAAAACAATATATTACATTCTAATCTAAATCTACATATAATTTATTTTCTTGTCCAACTCGCGGGAACTCATAACGATTAGGTTCAGTAATTATTATTTCCGATAATGTCTCCCCATTAATTGTACCCGCGTCTATAAATGGAAGAGTAACCACTGTGGTTGACCCATCTCCCACCTTTAAACGCGAATAGGGGTGAGATGTATCGGCGGAATAGATAATGATTTCCCCGGCCATTGGTACGAAGTTTATTTGCCGCGACCAATTAGCTTCGGTATCACTTTTCATTTTAATTCTGGTTTTTATAACCTTCTCATTCGCCATTCATCTCACCCCTATCATAAGACGCTGGTACTTGTCCCGCAATCTAAAATTACGAATGTACTAGAATCCTAAATTATATCTACTATATTACCTGTTTTCGCAATACGACTCAACTCTAACTTTTTCTCCGGAGTTATATCAACATCTTCATATAAACCGCTATTAGGAACGCGCGCGCCTTTTATTACTGATAAATTAAGCGCGGCTTCATCTAATGTTATTCTAACCTGTTTTTCGCGGTTGGGCACGTATTCGGTATTGTTTATAAAGATTTGCTCTATTTTATTTTCATGCTCTGTATGCGGGTCAGAAACTATTGATACGACTTTGTTCTCATCTGGAACAACCTCTTCACCGTCATACACAATTTTTTCAATTTTATTTACTTGCGCGCCAACTTGAATAGTAGCAAGTTTTTCAAGCGCGGCATCATCTACTTCGCGGATTTGTAAGTTGATGCTATTAGGTTGAGACTCAACCGTAGTTGGCAACACTTCTTCATTATTAACAAATATATGCTCAATAACATTACGCTGCGCGCCTTCTTCAATTTCTACTAACTTTTGTTTTAGCTCATCAGTAAAATCATTTGACGTTAATGATTTACCTTCTATTTTATCTACTTTTCCCGCGAAAGTATCACCCAAGTTCGCAATTTTGCTCTATGCAATCGCGGCCTCGGGGTCAATATCTGCATCACGTATGCTCCCTTTAACCGCGTAGCTGCCTTCATCGCCAAGTAAATGCCACCCGCCGCCAGTCCATACAAACTCTTTCTGACCAGAAAGTATGACGTCGCCGGGCTAGGCATTTGTAAAGTCATAGCCGCTGATTTGCGGATTAATGCCACTATTTGGCGTAATAACAACCCCGGCTTCACCTATAAAATGCATCGCGCCAGTAACACCGGCGGTTGCATTGTCTACATATTGTTTAATTACATAGTTAGGAACCAAGTAATTATTCGCCGCGATAGAGTCTGCAATTGGAATCGTGCGCACCGGGTCAGTGCCATTACCAACCAACACTTCATCTTCATTTAATGACGCCTTTCCTGTGCCGCCCTATGAGACAGATGCGACGCCGCCAATATCCTCGAATGCTGGACGCGCGCGTTCAACAGAAATGATACCATTTTCTTCTGATACACTAGTAACGAATTGATGGTCGCGCGCGGCATCTTCATATTTCAATGTGGCTAAAAAAGCACGAATCTGAATTACATTTAAGCTAAGTAGATTTGGATACTCTGTTAAGTTCGTATCTCCTAACCATCGTCTTATTCTCTATATATCTTCTAAATCAATATATGAACTAGTATCTACTATCCATGGACTATCCTCGTTATTTTCTTTATAACGTAGATAGTATTTATATTGATTCTCGTTTTCACCCTATACAATTTGGTATATACGCGGCGCGATTGTAATATCTGTACCGCCGCCAACAAATGCTTCAATAAAACTCTATAAGCCTTGAATCTCTTGTGCAGTATAAATAGGTTTAGTCGCGGTTTTAGCCCACCCGTATACGTCTGCCGCGATAGCTTGAACCCACGGTAATTCGCGGAAATAATGGATGCCATCACCCATTTTAATGCCTATCGCGGGCGGAGTATTATCTGGGGTAGAATTAGAAAGATTTTCTAGTATTCTATCACGGGGGAAAGCTGCAACCGCGGCTTCACCTTGTTTAAGAATCGTATTGCTATTCATCCAACGGCTGTAAGTATCATAGCGTAACAATATTCTGGTTTCAATAGTATGTTCCGCCATTTATCTCACCTCCATTAGGCGCTACCGCCGTATATAATAAATGTATCTCCTGTTGGAACATATAGCTTCGTTGTTGCCACTCTATTAAGTGTCATAAAACCGGTGTTAGGGTCAACCGCGACGCCATCGTCAGCAGTTGTAGACTTAACGCCGCCTAAACGCGCTTCGGTTGCAATCTATAAAGTAAAGCCACCGCTACCGCCATCTCCGGTTTCACCGACCATATCCCAAACGCCATTGACAACCAAGTATTCTTCATAGTAAGTACCAGATGGAGCGAGCACCATATACATGGTATTTGGGTCTGCCTCCGCGGCAGGCGGCAATTGGTCAACTACCGCGCGCTTAATACCGGCCGCGGCTGCAACTGCGTCATCGACGTATTTCTTGTTGGTTGCGTCTGTATCGTTTACGGGCGGGTCTGTTATTGTAAGATGCTCTATTGCGTCTCCCGCGATTGCTTCAATAGTGCCGAGAGTATCTAAAAACTTATCACTAAATGTAATAGTACCATCAGTATTATGTTTGAAGTATTCCGCATTTAGTTTATTTAAATATGGTAAGTGTTCCCAATCAAGGACGCCATCACCAATTTTAAGTAAATAAGTATCAGTTTCTAAGCCATACTCGCCTTCTGCAAGTACTGGATTTCTAATTTGCCAATTTGAAGAGGTATCATGCCTAATCTACAAGGTAACTTTTACGCTATTAACCGCCATTAAGCCTCACCCCCATTTAGTATCGTATTGGCAATCAACATTGCGTTCACTGGTATGTAGCCGTTGTCCCAATAATATAATACTTTTTCTTCCAAGTCAAAGTATAATTTTGACGCAATGCCTTCTTCGGGGAAATCCGCCGCGACAGCAAACATAATACTGCGCGGGCCAACATAGCCCTTAAAGAGTTCTTTGAAGTCGTCTTCTGTGCCGTCAAAGCCATTCGCGACCGCGAGTAAATAGAGTTGATGACTTAATATATTTAGTGATGTATTCTCCCAAGGGTATACCATAGAGAGAGTTGTAGTGTGCGGCTGACGTGGGATAGACATATCTACAACGTTATCCCAAGCAGATGAACCCCAGGGATATACAACAGAAATGCCACCCGCACGTGGGTGGGGTGGCATTATATTTAAGTCATATTCTAAAAGAAGGTCGCGGGTACGATAGCGTTCGTAATTCCAATCAATTCCCTTCTTCATTTGGAGTCACCTCTTCGGGTTCCTCGGTTTCTTCTTGTGCTGGAATGGCGTGCTTGTAGCACTGGCTCATAATAGCCCTCGCCGTCACAGGCATTTGCGCAATAGAGATGGAATTGGCGCTCCATAGCGCGACGATCACTATAACGATTATTGACCGCCTGAGGTTCTCCATTGAGAATAGATTTACGCTGAGAATAGTAAGTCATAATATTCCTCCTTTTATGCTTTAATACCAAGCAGTAATACGGTTGTCCCTGTTCCGAATTTAGCCGTTCCAGTTGTATAAACTTCAAAATATTTGCAACTGTTTTCAAACTGTGATGGAAGCAACGCCCCACCACCAGAATAAAATGATGCAGCGCCAGCCAAAGAAGTATTTGTTTGCGCCATTATAATGTCTGCCGCAGATTCTCCTATTATAATCGGCTTAACATACCCGGAAAAAGTTGTCGAACTTGTACTTACTACTCCGTTCACTGTCATGACATAATGGTTAGGGTCAATACGTATATAAGCATTCGTATTTGCAGTAGTGCTTATAGATGCCTGAGCAGAAACATAAAAAGCAAGTTCAGCGAGTTTAAAATTCTGACTTAGTTCATCTGTGTTTATTACAATACTCGCAGAATCTTCTTCTATTGTGACTTGCTTAATAAGTTCCCATTGCCCAACTCCAAGCATACTCTTAATGGCTGATTTTGCGGCATCAGTATACTGGCCAACTGGGTTTGACGATGATGCCATGTCGGCTCCCGCGGCTTTGGCAAGGCCGTAGAAGGCAGCGGCGTGCTGATGTAAGGTTGTTACTGGTAAATATGCGTCATCCCCATTTTTTGTTTGCAAACTGTTTGTCGGTGTTATTGTTAAACGATTCCCAGATACCAATCGCACCCCATCATATCCATTTCGCACAGAAATAACTCCGGGCGTAGATGCACTCGCTACCGGCACATTTGCTACGCCGCCCTGTAACACACTTACGCCATTAACCCGCACATCTTGTACAGGAACTTCCGGTATATCTTCTATATTTGCTTTTCCCGCGAGCGCGCCAACAATAGTGCTATCATTACGGAACATATATACAACTGGATTATTTTTTCGTGTTCCAAACTTGATTTGGTCATAATTGGTTGTATCAATGCTAAATGTTTGAAAACCAGTATTAGTAAGCGCATTCATATAGAAACGCTAAAACTCTTCATTTTTATAGCAAGCCACCTATATAATATAACCTGGCTCACCATTATCATATATAATTTTATATGAATTACCACTTGTTTCAATATACTCCCTAGATACCATCCAGCCATCGGTTGAAGAAGCTATTGTACCGTCATCATTAAACTTAGCGTTGTGTCTCCAAGTTTTATTTATCATTAAGTTAGAAGAGCCAATAACATCGCGGGCGTATATTTTATTAATATACTCCATATCATTTATAGTATTATTTATATCATCAACCGCTGGTTGCTATACATAATTACTTAAATCTACCTATGTATTGCCAACCATTTCCCAATTGTTATTAATATAAATATACTCATCATACACATCATTCGTTTCCCCAGTTTTAGGAACTAAATAAATAGTATGTGCACTAATATCCTATGTTGGTAACTCTTGTACAACCGCCATATCAAAGGAATTAACGTTCCCAATCGCGGTATTAATCGCGCTATTCATTTCCTATACGGTTGGCGCACCTACCTCCGCGGCGGTATATGCTGGTTTAGTTGCTTCTTTCGCCCAAGCGGGAACAGTTGGGTCGGTTTCGGTAAAAGAAGTCAAATAACCGCTATCATTTTGTAATTGAGAAACCTTTGTTGGAATCTCGCTCTTATCTGCTTTCCCGCTAATATCCTAATGCTCTGTCAAATATGTTTCTTCTAAATCACTCGCGGGGATACCTGTCGCGGGCTTAGTGTAATGGCCGCTATCATCTGTCAAATCACTTACCCTACTAGGAATAAAAGGTTTATCTTCTAAATCATTATAGCTGCCGCTAGTAGCCACATCCGCAAGAGTAGGCAAGATTTCTTTTAATTCATTAAGTGCGACCGTTGCTTCTTCCGCTTTCGCAGTCGCCTCATCCGCTTTATCTGAGGCTGTTGTCGCGGCGGTACTTGCGGTTGCCGCGCTTTCATTTGCTTGACTTTTTGCCGCATTAGTTTCATTAACTGCGGCATTTAAAATATCTAACTAATCTGGGGTAAGTTCGGTGCCTGGCGCGTCATCTGCCATTAACAAATTATCACCAGTCTATCTTATCTCGCAAATCGGCATAGTAAATGCCGCGTAATAAGAATCGACTTCAACACCATTCACAAGCACCCCATCCATAAACTCTGGATTTTGGTAAAACTTAATATCCCATACGTATTTACCGACAGGTAGATTTACAGTATCATAATGACTAAACTCAATCGTCATTGTGTCGCCAGATACGTTCACAATTTTTTCAAACACTTTTTTATCTGTCATAGTATCAATAATTGAAAAAACTGCCACATCACCAGTATTTTTAGTAGCAAGTACTGGCACTGTAAAAGTACCGGTGTCTCCGCGTGGAATAATTAATCGCCTTTGAATGAGTCTAATCATTCCAACCACCTACTTAAAAAAGATTTTTTATTTTATTAGAATACTTCTTATACAGACTCTCCTATTCATCCATAATAAGTCCAATATCGTATCCTATTGTTTCCAATTTTAACCACTTCTTTTCGGCACCCGCAAGCTCTTCGCTTACATCACGAATATACTTTTCAATTTCTTTCGCCGCCGCGACTTCACCCAAATCACAAAGCTCTTTGTATAAAGTCTACATTAATTCTTTCGTGGCTTTCTCCCATTCTACCCACTATTTCATTAAGTCGCGTATCGCCCCGCGTTTTGTGCCAATATCCACATCAAACTATGTATGTTTATACCATGATGTGGGTATTACTTCAACCGGCTTTTCCGCCGCGACTTCTATCATCTAATGGTAGTGGTCCATATAATAATGACATAAATTATAATATCCCTATATCTCTTCAAGATAATGGTATTCATGGCATTTTTTATATCCTTTTAAATATAAAAAATTATACACTTTAATAAAATCTTTGTGTACATTTATGCCAGTCTCCATATGCGATGCAAGCGCAGTAAAAATCTCATTTATTGTCATTATATTTCTCCTATAAGTGCCGCGCCGAAGCGCGGCACCACATTAACAAATCTTAGTAATTACGATATTAATATGCGCGTCAACCACATCTGCGTCTCCATTCATTACCTGAACGACAGTAGGATTAACCACATAATTGCAAGGGCAACTATTAGCCGCGACTTGAATCAAGCTAGCAAAACTAAAGTTCGTCGCGCCAGTAGTAGTAAGGTCAAATGCACTAATTGCCTGCGGCTGGGCAACTCCATTAATATATAATTGAATTGTCTCTGGTCCTGCGGCCGCGCCAGTAGCATAGCCATCAACTTTGGCGAGATATACGCCGCGCTGATTTAGCTGAACAGTAGCCGGCCCAGATAGGGTTTCTGCCTTGCCCTTATCCACATAGGTATTATTAAAAGGAAAAGCGGTGTTTGCCGCGACAGTTAAATTAGAACTATATCCTTGAAACATAATAAATCACTCCTATTACATCTCTTTATATAAAGACATTATGCCTTTCACTGCTGCTAGATGCTCAATATATTGTTTATGAATAATGTCATATAACATCTTCATATGTTCAGGCGGTTCGCCCTTCTCTTTCTTATAAGCATCAATTACTTCCGTAACCGCGGGATGAAGATTTGTAGTAATATTAGCAATATTCTGTGCTGCGACTTTATAATAATGGTCAGCAACAAGAGGGTAAGAATCTTTGTATTCCAAAGCTTTCTTTGCATAGCACTCTGCGCTACATATTTCCTTTTCAATATCTTTGGAAATCTCTTCAATAATCTTCATATACTTTCCTCCTAGATAGCAATAAAAAAAGAGGGACGTACTATGTACGTCCCCTCTTGGCGTACTTAATACGCTCTTTACATATTGCATCCGCCGCAGAATGGACTATTTCCGGCGTTATAAGTCCAACCCTGTGGATAACGAACTACACCATTTAGTGCATTTTGTAATTCTAATTGATTAATACGATTCTGCATTGCTTCCATCTTATTGTAAGCAATAGCATCAAGAATCTTCTGGCCAACAGCAGTGGTATTAGCATTAATCGCGGCAGTATTCATAGCGGCATTGTAATTAACGCCATCAATCGCGCGAAGAATGTTGCAACCAGTTTCATTTTCTTTGGCTAGTAGATTCGCCTGGCCAACTGCTAAGCCGGCAACATCACGTTGAAGTTCCATGTATTTATCACCAACATAATTTACTACGTCGTGATAAACCTGATTGGTAGCCTGAACACCGGCCATAGAAGCAGCGTTTACCGCGGCTAAAATGTCACGTGTCTGGGCCTGTAAGTTCTGTGTGTCAAAACCATTCTGTACTTGGTCACGAGTAGCATACTGTTCGTAGTAGCCACCGCGATTACCGCCCCAGTTGAAGCCGCCACCCATCATCGCAAGGATAGCGAATAGCCAAATCATTCCGCCCCAACCATTTCCACCATTATTACCATTAACAGCAGCGATGTCCGCAGGAGTCATATTGTCCATAAATATCATCTCCATATAGTATTAATATATAAGAATTACTTTATAGAAATTGCTTATACCTACGTCTTATTGCGCTATTATTTCACTATAATTAAATATACTCTTATGAAGAAGCATAGATATAAGCAGCAATTTCCTACTCTAATATATAGGTAGATAGGTTATGGAAAAAATGATGTAATTTCTTTTATGAGAGTAAAAAAAAATAAGGGATAACTTTCGTTATCCCTATAATTGATTTATTAAATTATTAATATCAATACCATTTTGTTGTGCCATATTACGAGCAATTTGCTCTAAGCTGTTACCGTTTTGAAGCATATTAGAAATCGCGGCTGAATTAGGATTATTACGAATTAGATTTGCTAATTCTGCCTATGGATTTTGCGACATTTGAACCATATGCATCATTTGTTTTGCCTAAGCAATAGAATTATTCAGTTGCTACTGCTGCGGCATTTGCTGCTGGATTGGCTCGTTTAGCATTTGACTTATTCTACTTGGCATTTATCCATTCCTCCACATTTGCTAATCTTGCTTCAAGAGCATCATAATCAACTGGGCCGCGCTCTTTATGAGGCGAAACATCCCAAGATGTAATACTCTTATTTCCCATATTATCAGTTCTTATCCACCAAATAATATCCTCATTCGCATCTGGTAGCCAGATAGAACTATTAGGGCCAATGCTAAAATTATTCGCATCCGCGCGCCCATTTAGTGGTGGGGATTCATAATGCGGCAAGTTCCAACGCTAAGTCATTTGCATTGGAGAAGGCATCTGCATTTGCTGCTGTCCATATCCATTCATAAAACTCATAAGCGTTCCTCCTCATATTTGCGGCCGCAATTGGGGCAATAATGACATAAACGTAAATTGTTACTAGCATCAAAGAAATATAATTCTTTTTCTTGCTTTTTCTTCTTATTCCAGCAGTAAGGGCATCCAAACTCCTCTTCTACTTGAACATTTTCAATTTCTTCTGTATATTTCATATAATACCTCTATAATTACGGAGATATACATCTCCTATATATATCTATTATATCATACATTGTTTATATTTGTCAATTATTTGAGTTACTCTATCACGCGAAGAACATCTGATTTAAACTCTTCTGGTAATTCCATACCATAAGTAATCGCATCAATTTCTTCAATAGTTTCTAATGAGTTTATATATGCTTTAAGCGCATTGAAATATGTAGTATGATATGTTTTCCACGCATTTCCCGCACTTATTATTTCATTAATTTCCGCGGCGGTATAGAACTTGCAGAGTTCACCATCTGCATGATAAGAAAGTTGCTCTTCTCCGCGCGCGATTGCGGCAGACAGGTTCATTAAATTAAGCTGGTCTTCAAGTGCGTAAGAATAATGATGGATTCCATCTTCTGTTTCAATATCAAAGCCGCTTTCAATAGCTTTATTACATGCGCGAGACATTTCTGCGATTTTTGCCGCGCGAACAAAATCTAACGTTGGATTATCTTCTTCAACCGGTTCAACAACTGGTTCTTCTTCGTCATCTTCGATTACAATTTCTTCATTATTAATCAAAGCTTTAATTAGTATATCATATTCTTCCTTAGTAATACCTATAATGCTGGCATCTGTGCAACTAAGATTAGCCGATAGCGGCGCCATCCAACTATCTCTGTATAGCCAATTTTGGTAAACCACATACTGCGCTTGCTCTTTTACGCAACGAACTAAGCAATCACTAATCGCGGCGTATTTCATAAACTAGTCAGAGGATGTAGCACCAATTATAGTATTATCTTTTAATATTTTAAAATATTCCATTTTAGTACCTCCTAAAAAGAGGAGGGCGACTTACGTCGCCGCTCCATTAGATTGCTAACAGATAATTAAACTTATAACCATTGCTACTTGTGCTAGTATTATTATCTATTCCGCCCTCTATATTTACCGTAGCAAATGCAGTGTACTAAACACCACCAAAAATTGCGGAACGAGTCCAATATTGTTCAGCCTTAACCCATCCACCATTACCGCCACTATTGCTGTCAATATTGTCTACTTGACTATCTGGTAAACCAGTAAGACGTGTAAGGGTAGTATCTACCGGTAAGCCGTATAGATTTCTTTCTTTATTAGAAACATATATATACGCGGTTGAGTTTTCAACATACACATCTCCACTCCTAAGAGTATTTCGACCAATTGTGCTAGCTACATTGAAATTGCTTGGAATAGTAGATGCGGCTGGGAATACATATACACGAAGTTTATTGGTGCTTCCGAAAGGAATCGCTTTAGTTGGGAAACGTAGATTCAAATATTGTGTACCATCCGTACCCGTTGCCTCACTCCATGTATTATTAGCATAAGTAAAGACCTATACTGAATTACTAACACGCCAAGAGAATGGATGCATATCACTTTCGCTTTCATATGTATTAACAGTACTAGGAGTTACGTTCGCCGCGGAATAACCAACTATATAATCACGAATAAAAGCGGATGGCCCTTGAGCAACCTGGCCATTTTCCGTAAATGTTGCTTCTTGATATACTGCTGGTAAATACAATGTATTGGCCTTACTTACTATTGCCTATAATGTAAATGGTAATGCATAGAATAATCTATCCTTTAATACTGTACGTAATAAAGAAGTATGCCAACCATATTCGGTATTATTGGTGTTTAGGTTTACACGACTTTGCACGACTAAACCATGTTGTAATGTATTTAATGAAGCAAGCTAAAGTGTTGGCGTTGGCACATAATCTGCTCTAGATGCATGATATATATGATTAGTCGCGGAACTATTAAGCTAAGCAAGAGCCAGAGTAAGATATTCATGTGGCCAGTTAGCAAGGCTTCGGCAAGCGCCTTCACCTAAATCTTCGTCCCATAGTTTCATCCAGTAAATATTACCCTTTGCATTAGCAACTGTTGTTAAAGAAGTGTCCTCATTCTGAATGGTCTCGCGTGTACGGTCAATTAATTGACCAACATTTAG